TTAAAAGCTAAGCTCAGCTTTCACAACTTTTCCTAATAAACCGAGTGTTTTTAGAATGTAATGAGATTCGGTTTCACCACCTTCAATTGCAAAGCTCAAGTCTTTACGAGTAGGGTGATCAAACAACAAATGAAGCTTAGAATTTGTAAGCTTTAACTTGGCAGCAAAATAACCACCATTCATTGGGTTTAAAAACCCATAAATCGAATCAGCATCAATAGTTTTATTGCTAGTATCTATAGAAACTAATGCACCTGCTGGAATAAGCGTGTGTGACTCTTCACTTAGTTGAACTTGTAACTTATCAGTATGATTTTCGTCACTCAGTTGGCTCTGAGTATGGGCCACAGGCGTTGGTGTTAAAGAGTCTAACGCACGATCAATTGCATTTGGTGAAGCTTTAGAATCATCCAGGCGTTTTAATAAAACATTGATAAATGGCTCACCAACTAAAGCTGAAAACTCCACTAAATAATCGAAAGGGGGATCGCGACTATCCTCATATTTTGATTGAGTGTTTCTATGCACGCCAGTTCGTTCGGCTACCGTTCCGATATCTAAGAACTTACGTTCTCTTAACGTTTTTAAGTACTCATTGAATGCAGGCATTAACTTTATCAATAGTTATGATCGTGGACATAACAGTATTTAATCACACAAGCGAGTGCATACAAAATAAAAATTGAAAATCAGCTTTTCTTCAAAGTGCGATCTCTTCGCACTTCAAAGCGCGAAGCGCGATCCAGCCAAGCAAAAAACTAAAAAATTAATTTCACATATAAATCAATGCCTTAATTGCGATGCACTCAAATGTGTGCAAATAATACTTGTATGCACAATTTTGCGTGTATATATTTGTGTGCATGAATACAAAATACACACGAAAGGGTGCATAAAATGGAACATGCAAATCGTCCAGGTTGGACGGTAACAGAAATAAAGGCAGCCTTAGAAGTTGAGGGTTGGTCTTGTCGTCAACTTTCATTTAGTCGTGGCTATACATCAAACGCTGTGCAAACCGCTTTACATCGGCCTTACCCCGTAGTTGAAAAAATAATTGCCGAAGTAATTGGCGTCAGCGCCTTTGAAATATGGCCTGAACGCTATGGAGTTGATGGTAAACCAAATCGTAAAGCAGGCCGCCGTAAATTAATGAGGGTTGAATAATGGAACTATTAACAGCTCACCAGATAGCTGCATTCTTGTTAGTAAGTAAGCGCAGTATTCAATTAAAAGCTAAGGCTGAGGCATGGCCCTATACAGAAGTAAAAGGCCGAGGCGGAAAAGTTCGCAAGTATGCACTTGTTGAACTTCCTGCACATATTCGTGTGCAAGTGCAACAAGCAATGATTCAAGATAATCAATCGCCAGCAGCTCAAAGTGGCAAAGGATACCTTGCTGTGAATGAGCAAAGTGATCGTTTAAACCAACAACTAACAACAGAACTTAAGCATCAAAACTTAAAGCAACTCGCAGGGCTTGAGAATATCCCACCCAAAGCAAGTGCGAAAATCTATTTATTAAACGCAGCAAAAGAGTTTGTAAGTGCGAACAGTCTACCTAAAGTTTTAGGGTTTGATCTATTTAGTGAGCGCTATAATCAAGGCTTGTTAGATATACCAGCAGAGCACAAAAGCTTAATCCCATCCGTTTCGCGTATTACCTTATTACGCTGGCAAAAAACGATAGATCAAAAAGGCATAGCAGGGCTTGCTGTAAAAATTAAGCGCTCAGGCAAATCAATCATCGACTCTGATCCAGAGCTTAGTGATTTTTGCATCGCTATGATTTACCAATACCCGCACGTAAAAGCCACCCAAGTAAAAGAGGGGCTAATAGCTCGTTTTTACAGCCAGGGCAAAGCAATCCCAGCAGAAACCACAATCCGTGAATGGCTAACACGTTGGAAGCGTGACAACAGCGCGCTTTATACCAAAATGGCAAACCCTGATGCTTGGAAAAACAAGTATATGAGCGCCATGGGTAAAATGGACGAAAACATTAAACGTATTAATCAGTTATGGGAGTTCGATTCAACCCCGTCTGACGTAATGCTCGTTGATGGCCGTCACTCGTTAATCGGCATTATCGACGTATTTACACGCCGTTCTAAAGTTGTGATCCACCCAACCAGCGACAGTACCGGTATTTGTTTAGTTATCCGTAAAGCCATACTTGATTGGGGTATCCCTGAAATTGCTCGTACTGATAACGGCAAAGACTACACATCAATTCAAATTACTAGTGTGTTTGATGCACTCGATATAAAGCACGAAACAACACGGCCATTTAGCGGTGAAGAAAAGCCATATATCGAGCGCTTTTTCAAAACCTTTTCGCATGATTTAGCGGAGCTACTAACAGGCTATATCGGCCATAACGTATCAGAACGTCAAGAAATCGAAGCGCGCAAAACCTTTGCACAGCGCTTATTAGCAAAGCAGGGCGGCGATAAATCAGCAATCGAAATCAACATGACAGCCCAGCAGCTGCAAGAGTTTGTAGATAACTGGATAGACAACCGTTACCACCACAAGCCACACAGCAACATAGGCAACAAAACACCATTTGATTTATTCGCAGCAAGTCGCGACCAAATCAAAGTGATCAAAGATGAGCGCCTACTCGACGTAATGCTGCAACCTGTGCCATCAAATAGAGGTTTACGCACAGTTGGTAAAGAAGGTATCAAGCTAAGTGGCGGTTTCTATATTGCGCCAGAGCTTGGCGCAATCGTAGGTAGCGAAGTGCTATGTAAATGGGACCCTAAAAACGTAGGCCGTATATACGTATTTAATCGCATGAATAACGAGTTTATTTGTGTCGCAGTAGACCACGAAATTCAATCAGCAGGTATGACACGCCAAGACGTTGCACACCATGCAAAACGCAGCCAAGCAGCCGAAACATCACGCAAGCTAAAAGAGCTTAAAAAGACCGCTAAATCAGTAAATGTATCAGATATAGCAAATGAAGTACTCACCCATTACAGCGAGCAAAATAAAGCATTAGCAACACTGCCTAAACAAAGTGTTGAACACACTAATGTAATAACTCAATCAGCAATTAAAGCACTTGATAGCAAGCCTGTTACAACCTACAGCGACGAACAGCTAAGCGAGTTTGAGAGACGCCGTAAGCAGTTAAGTGATGAAACAGCGGCGGCAAATATCAACCCAGTACCGTTATTTAATAACCCACAAGACAAAGCCATGTACCACAAAAAGCAGCGCTTAAATAACCAATTAAGTGATGTAGATGCGCTTTGGCTGAATACGTGGGAGCAGCAAAACCGTGCCTTATCAGCACGACTAGATGACCTATTAACAGAAATGAACGCAGCACCTGCTGCACTAACTCAATTGCATAAACAGTAAAGGAATAAACCATGAAAACTAAAATAGCGATCGTAAGTAACGTAGTAGCCACTCAAATGATGGTTGAAGCACTAACTCAGCGCGCGCATGGCGTGCCAGGCATCGGCTTAATTTACGGTGATCCAGGCTTAGGTAAAACTACCGCTACTGCATGGTTGGTAAACCGCTGCGATGGTATCTATATCCGCGCTACATCAGGCATGAGTTTAACCCAATTACTGCGCCAAATAGTTAAAGAGTTAAGCGGCCCTGATATTTATACCCGTGAAGCCATGCTTAATTACATCATTGAGCACATGGCTATCTCTAATCGCACTTTATTTATTGATGAAGCCGACTACCTATTAAACGACAAAAACACCCTAGAAATCGTGCGAGACATTCACGACCTAACCTACTGCCCAGTAGTATTAATTGGCATGGAATCAGTACGCCGTAAATTACAGCGTCATCGTCAATTCTATAACCGTATTTCAGAATGGTTAGAGTTCAAGCCAACCCAGTTTGAAGACTTACAAATCATCGTTAACGCAGTAATCGAGCCTGTTTTAACTATTCAAGATGATTTACTCAAACAGCTACTTAGTGATACTGACGGCGAAGTACGCCGCATCATCACTGGCCTATCAAAAATAGAGGCATTCGCACTTGCTAACGGCTTAACAAGTATCGACCTGCAACAGTGGGGCTCAAAAGAATTTTTCCTTAAAAAAGCGTAGGGGAAAACCAGTGAGCCGCCAAAAATTACAAGACGCATGGCAAGCAATGAAAATCCTAAAACGGTTTTCATTGCAACAAGTGCGCGACGCAATCGAACACACCACATTAGATAGCTTAAAAGCCTTTGCAAAGCGCTTAGTCGCAGCAAACGCGATTGCTGAACATGCTGATCATGACGACATTTACTACAGCATTTTAAATGCCAGTTATAGCCCGTTTGAACAGCCTGTAAAAAGTGGTGTAACTAATAAAAATTCAGGGAGACAACGCATGTGGCAATCAATGCGCATCCTAAACGAGTTTGATGCAGGCCAAGTGGCAAGTACCGCTAATGTGTCGTTGTCATCAGCTCGCTCATATATCTCAATACTTAAAAAAGTAGGGTACATATTTGTTGTAAAAAATGCCCCGCGTTCAGGCTCCTTAATAGAGCGAGCTGGGGAGACAACTATTTACCGCATGCTAAAAAATACCGGGCCTAAACGGCCAATTCCCAAAACTAAAGGCGTGTTTGATGCCAATACAAACAAGCTCGTTAAGTTCAAAGAAGTAAAGCGCAAAACAGTACAAATAGCTCCCGTTACCTTAGGAGAGGCGCATGACTACAACTAACTGGTTGCAAGTACTTGCTGATGAAACAAAAGCGCAAGGGATGCGCCTCGTAGCTCAAAAACTAGGGGTGAGTAAAGCAACTGTAAGCCAAGTAATAAACGGTAAATACAAGGCAAACACCAAAGTCATTCAGCAACGTGTCGAGGGTGTTTTTATGGCAAGCACTGTTGATTGCCCAATCCTTGATGTGATCCCAATCAACGTATGCCTAGAGCACCAGGCTAAAAAGTTTGCAGCAACCAATCATGTACGTGTTGCACTTTATAGGGCGTGTCGTAATGGCTGCCCTCACTCAAAAATTTGCGAGAGTAAATAACCATGGAACTACGCGACACATTAATAGAACTGCAAAAAAGAGGGCTGCGAGTTATCAGCTCACATAAAGGCTTTAGCCGCCACATCATCGAAGTGGCAGGCAAAGCCCCAGCACATTTACCAGTAATAACCGAAACCAAAAACGGGCAAACGCGCCAAGTTCGCCCAGCAAAACTACACGGCCAAATCATCATGTTTATAGAAGGATAAACCACCATGCCACAAGATTTTTTAGTTAATCATAAAGGCCATCAAGTGCCTCTTAAAGGCATTCGCCCAGCCGATATTATTCGCCATGAGTTTGTGCAGTCAGCCATTGTCAAAGCTAAAGAGCAAAGCCAAGCCCTTGCTGAATTTAAAAAGCAGCAAATGAGCGAGTTTGACGCATTCATGGGCTTACTAGCCCAAGAGTATGCAGTAGAAATGGGCGGTAAAAAGGGCAACGTCACGCTACGCAGTTTTGATCACAAGCAAAAAATCACCCTGCAAGTACAAGAGAGCATCGAGCTTGGCCCAGAGCTGCTAATAGCAAAAGAGTTAATAGACGAATGCCTAAACGAATGGAGCGCAAACGCTAACGAAAACCTAAAGCTCATTATTGAGCAAACCTTTGCCACCGATAAAAAAGGCAAAGTCAGCGTGCAAAAAGTACTGGGGTTGCGCCGCCTTAAAATCACCGACGACAGCGGTAAATGGCAGCGTGCAATGGACATCATAGCCGATGCAATTCAAGTCATAGACTCAACCCGCTTTATTCGTTTTTACGAAACCGTAGGCGAGCAAGAGCGCGCAATATCACTTGATATAGCAAAGCTGTAAAGGGGAGAAATCATGGAAGTTACACCAACAATTCAAGTAAATGAACATAGCGATTTACAAAGCCTTGTAACCCTCGTAGCTAAAAGCAAAGAGCCAGTAAATATCAACTTTGTATTTCAAAACATCACATTTGTAGTGCAAAGCCAGCTGGTCGGCATCAACCCACCAGTGCAAAAAGGCATAACACAACCCAGTTAAGTAACCAAAAAGTGCGCATGGATGCGGCTTTTTATCAAAGCTTTTTCAATCAGCAAGAGCTTTGATAAACAGCAAACATAGGAGGTTTTATGACTACCCCAAATACACAAGTAACGCCAAGCCTACAACTCAAAGAGTTGGCCGCGCTGGTTAAGTTTTTAGAGCTATCACACACATTTGCAATTGATAGCAGCGTGTTTACACAGCAAGAAGGCGCAGATATTTGCCAAAGCTATTTAAGCTTACGCGAGCAGCTAGAAGAGTTTAAACGCCATGACTAAGCAAAAACTTATACAGCTAATTCACATAGCAAAAAGCCAACTAGGGCTAGATGATGACACCTACCGCGCTGCACTTTTTGGCTCAGCGGGCAAGCGTTCATGCAGCCAAATGAGCTGGTCAGAGTTAAATCAAGTGTTAGAACACTTTAAAAAAGCAGGGTTTAAAACCAAGGCTAAACGCCGTTTAAGCCCTAAATCATCACCAAAGCAACATGGCGAAATAAACAAAATCCGCGCTATTTGGATCAACATGCATAAACAGGGTTTTGTGCGTGATGGCTCAGAAACCGCACTAGACAGCTACGTAAACCGCATACTTAACCGTGCCAAAGTGGGGGCAAACGTAAGTTACCACACCCACTTTTTAACCCAGCAGCAAGCTATACAGGTGCTAGAGTCACTTAAAAAATGGCACCAGCGCGAATTACGAAAAGAGCAACAGCGAGGTAATAATGACTAATCATACAGAGCAGCAAACAGAGCTATTTGGTAGTAGTGTTGAAGAGCTGCAACATTGTCTTACTCAGCTATCACCTGATGATGCCGCAGCCGTTCGTAAGCGCTGGCCTAGCAACTTACAATCTCTAGCATTACTAATTGAGGCTGAGCTTACTAAAGCTAAAATTAATGAGCCGCGCATAGTGGGGGAGGCAATCACCTTGGCAATAGGCCATTACTTTGGTGGCCGCGATGTATACATACCAACAGACCAACGCTTAAAAGCAGCGCTGCGCGATATTCAAATATGGCAAGAGTTTAACGGCTATAACATGGAAAGCTTAGCTATTAAGTTTGGTATAACACAGAGGCGTGTTGCTGAGGTAATTCAGCAACAGCGAAGTGTTGAAGTACAAAGGAGGCAAAGAAGTTTATTTTAAATTGAGGGATTTACAGTTATAGTTATGTATACAAAAATAAAAATGCTGGAAGGGATATGGCAGTTAAACAAGCTTTAGCTTTACTCGAATCGTTGAGTAAAAAAATGCATTGGGAGCAACTTAAAGCTCTTCTGAAAAAGTATGACTATAAGGTTCACCGAGGCTCAATTAACACTGTTGAAAAGTTTAAAGAGTTTTTAAGTAAAGACGTAGAAGCACTTAAATTTATAGATACATTCAAAAACTATTATTTGGAAGTTCTAACTGGTGGACAAAAAACTGTACAAATATTTACCTTACCGGATGATTTTGTTTTAACCCATACGCTGGTTGATGATCCTTTCAATGTTGAAGGTGATTCTTATAAGTTAGCTCGAGAGCACTTCCCTTACCTCATACCTGAAGATTTAATCAGTGACGTTAGTGATGTAGAATTAATCCACTTTGAGATAAAAGGTGAAAAAACTTATTTTTACTTCTCAACGATTCGCTCAATAACTGAAAAGAAAGAAATTGTCCCTAAAGAATATTTAGATAACGAACAGAATGAGGTTGCTGAATTTTTAAAGCAATATAAAAAAGTTACCGTTTTCGAAGAAAAGTTAAAACAGTATATAGATATTGTGTGTATCAATTATATGGATAATACAGTTGATATCAGATTGGATAGTGATCTTATTTCAGGTCAAAAGGAACTTGACCATGCATTTAGCGCTGTTAAAAATTCTTTTGTTAAAATACATGGGTTAAGTAGATCTAATGCTTTCCGAAAGCCTTTAAATTTTTATCCTCTCATAGAAAGATTGTACACATCAGATAATTACAGAGTTTGTGAGCTGACTTTCTGTACGGATGAAGGCTATGTTCATAATGAAAGAAATAGAAATAAGCAAAAAGGGAGTGACGTTAGAACTGGAAGTTTCCATATTGGTGGTAGAGATAATTGTGAGGATTTACAACCATATAAAATTTCAATCAGATGGGATTCTAGTCTTAAAAAAGATGACAAAAAGGATAATTCTGAACATACAGAAGTCGAATTATCATTAAATGCAACTTTAGCTGAACTAAGTAGAAAAGGCGGAGGGGAGTTATTTTATGCGATTATGTCATCTTCGGTTTTGAAATATGACCAAGATATTTTTTTTCAAATTCTGAAAAAGTTAAATAATGAATACATATGAGTACTTACAAAGTTTAGTACAATCTGACTGGAAGAATTCTAGTTTGAAGATGTGTGCCCAAAACTTTTTAAGTTCACTCTTCGCTAAGCAAATAAATAAAGATGTTCATTTAACTTATTCTTTACTTGGAAAGTACTACGCATGTGATGTCTCAACAGTTGATATAACTAGACTTTCCCAATATTTTTGTGGGGCAAGGGTGCCCTTATTAACAATGCACTTCGAATATATTTTTGAAGATTATTGTATTGATTTAGACGAAGAAAACACAAAATCAGCAATAAAATATAATGAAATAGAGGTACCTGATTCAGGTGAGTTAATTTCTGACGTTCGTGACCATATATATATCTATTTTAAGCTTTCTAACTACGCTGTTGAGGAAGCTGATATATGACCCCCGAGATGACACTGTCAGAACTCATAAAACTGGAAAGTCATGTTCCAACATTAGCAGGCTTTCCTTCAAGACTTTGCTCTAGATCAAATTACGAAGATTGGATTACTCGTTTATATATCGATATAGATGATTATATTGCCAGGAGCATTGTAACATCAGCTTCAATGAGGCAAAAAGATGAAGAAGATAGGTATAATTTAGAGATTGCAAACTACCTAAACATGATCGGTTATGATGCAGGACATGATACCTTCAATAAAGGTCATCCAGATATTATAGTTAATGACAAACAATATGGCTATCAATGGCTTGGTGAATCTAAAGTTCATAGAAAGTATGATGATTTGTTAGAGGGCTTTAAGCAATTATCTGATAGGTATAGCTCCGGTAATTATAAACAAAACCATGGTGCAGTTATAATTATTAATAAAACAGGGAACACTTCCAAGGTTGTAACAAAATGGGAAAATATGCTGATTGATGACCCTTTTTATAAATCCAGAAGTATAAAAACCAAAGTTTGTCCTCAAAATAAAGATTGTTTTATATCAACGCATGAGCACACTGGCAGTTCTAACGATTACACTGTTAGACATATTCCAATTAATGTTTACTACAAACCTATTGATAAAAATGCAAAAAAAAATAAGTAAGACATTATTTATTCCCGAAACCCCGCACGGCCATTAATACGGGTTAACTAACCACAATACCGAAAAACAACAAGGTTTTTCGGTATGCTCCCAACTCTAAACTACTTTAAACAATCGCCAGAAATACAAGCAGCGCTTGCCCCGTACTCGCTTAAATTTGCCCAGTGCATATTAACTATTTTGTATTTAGAGGGCGGTTTACGCAGTGACGGCGGTTTAAACGATCTAGCCTCAGACCGTGGCGGTCTTACAAAGTACGGCATTAGCCAGCGCGCATACCTAAACCTTGACATTAAAAACCTAACCCTTGCCCATGCTGTACGCCTTTATCATCGTGACTATTGGCGCGCTATGTACTGCGAGCAAGTTCCCGCAGGTGTTGATTTTATGCTGCTTGATGGTGCAGTGCAGCACGGCGCACCCGCCATGACCATGCTCACCCAGCGACTAGTAAACTCAAAACCAGATAGCCGCATGGGGCCAAAAACCCTAGCCGCTATCGTAGAGCGCCCAGCACTTAGCTTAACCGTATTGCTCAGCGTAAACCGTGGCCGTAAGTACGCCCGTATTTGTGCAAACGATCCAAGTCAGAAACCAAACCTAGAGGGCTGGTATAACCGCCTTGCTCACACCTCTGAATACGCTGTTAAACAGCTGTTAGAGGTGTATTAAATGGGCAGCAATTGGGATTGGTCATATCAAAAAGGCCGCGAGAAACGCATGGAATTAGAAGTTGATGCACGTATGCATAACATGCCATTTGACCCACGCAAAATACCACTACACAGCCACTGCGGCACTATGCAAAGCCACTTTAACAAGGGTTGGCAATCAGTCAGAGCCATCGACATACAGCTAAGAGTAGACGGCCAACAAAGTTTTAAAAAAGCCCGTGAACGATTAAAAAAACGTTTTGGAGAATCCAATGGTCGCTAAAGTAAAGCCGCTTACTACAGCGCAAAATACCGTTATTAAAGAGCTAGCGCTTACCTTAGTGTTTAGTGAAATAGAGCAGCATGTAGTTAAGCCAAGCTACGAAGAGGCCACTGGTAAAAAATACGACTCACAACACCCTGAATCATTTACCAACAACATGTTAAACAGCAATCCCAAAGCTAAACAAGTGTGGCACGCCTTGCAGGCCGCAATTAAAAAAGAGCGCAAGCGCCAGCACCGGCTTTTCAAGGAGAGTGAAAATGGCAATTAGCAACTGGTTTAACGTGGTCGAGCCAGTCACCAAGTTGATTGACAACCTCTTTACCAGCGACGAAGAGCGCCAAACCATTACCAACGAACTCAAGCGCATCGAGAACACAGCGCAAAGCCAAGTACTAGAGCTTGAGGGCAAAATTGTAGAACTACAAGGCAAAGTGCTAGAGGCGCAATCGCAAATCATTACAGCCGAGGCCAAAGGCGAAAGCTGGTTACAGCGTAATTGGCGGCCTATTACCATGCTGACTTTTTTGATTTTGATTTGCCTTGATTCCTTTGGTGTGCTGGCGTTTCGCTTATCTGAGCAAGCATGGGACTTACTGCAACTAGGTATTGGTGGTTATGTAATTGGCCGCACCGTTGAAAAAGCTGCACCGGGCGTTAAGCAAGGCATTAAAAACGTAATTGAAAAAGTAAGGAAACCAAATTGAGCAAATTTGACGATGCGCAAAAAATAGAACAACACCTGCTAGATGCTGCGCTATCCATGCATCGAGAAAAATCAAACAAACCAGGTGCAGAGTTTATGCACTGCCAAGAGTGCGGCATTGACATACCCGCAGCACGGCGTAAAGCGGTTAAAAACTGTAGTACCTGTGTTGAGTGCCAATCACTTATTGAAATACAACAACAGCATTACAGGGCTTAGCATGGATTTTATTTTGGAGTGGTACAAAGCCATTTTAACGGTAGGTATTGCCATAGTTGGGGCCGCTGCATTGGCTTGGCTGCGCAGTACCTTTGTTACTAAGAAAGCACATGAAGATATTTCAAAAGCGTTAGAAACCCGTTTAAGCGCTGTCGAGAAAACCATCGAAGACTTGCCCAACTCAGAAGATCTACACGAGCTAGATAAACGCTTGATCGAAGTCAGCGGCAAAATTGACGGCTTAAATCCCCAGCTAACCGACCTAAAACGCCTAACTGATCTACTAATGGAAAACGAACTTAGAGGCGCGCGCAGCAGCGATAGCTAAGCCAACAATAATTTACTACAGGAAAAAACCATCATGGCAATGTTACAAGTTCAAGCCGAACATCAACGAATTAGCATTTTAATCGCCCTTAAAGAATCCGCCGATTACGGTGCAAACAGCAGTATGTTAGCCGATGTGCTACAGCGCTATGCGTTGGGTTGTAGTCGTGATCAGCTTAAAACCTTACTTAATTGGTTAGAGCAAAACGGCTATATAACACTCGATAAACTCACAGAAAACACATGGGTTGCCCGTATTACGCAATCAGGCATAGACGTAGCTGAGGGTACAAGTGTTGTTCCTGGCATTAAACGCCCAGGGCCTCGGGGGTAACTATGAGTGAGTCAATCCGCAGAGGCCAACCCAGCAAAGTTGATTTACTGCCAGAAGATATTAAAAAGCAGCTCGACTCAATGCTACGTGATAAGCGCTTTAGCCAAGGTGAAATACTCGATGCTGTAAACAGCCTTATTATTGAATCTGGTTTAGATGAAGGCGCAACTATTAGCCGCAGTGGCTTAAGCCGTCATGCCCAAAAAACCGAAGCCATAGGCCAAAAGCTACGCGACCTGCGCGAGTCAACCAAAGCACTCACCGCAGAGCTGGGCGAAAAGCCCACAGGCGATACCACCAAGCTTATTTTAGAAATGGGCCGCTCGCAGTTGTTCCGCGCTATGCAGCAGCAAATGATGAACCCCGACGAAGATGCAGCGGTAGACATCGACACAATAAAAGACGCTATGCTCGCAGCTCAGCGCCTAGAGCAAACCGCCATGGCCGCCCATAAACGCCAGCAAGAAATAGAAAAAGCCTATGCTGAAAAGCTCGCTAAAGACCTAGACCAAAAGGTTAAAAACGAAAACTTACCGCAAACCGCAGACGATATGCTGGCCTTTTTCAAACGCGACATATTAGGGCTAAAGCATGACTAGCACCGCGCAAAGTATTACCCAAACTAACGAACTACCGCTTAGCAAAGTGGCAGGTTCTTTAGCGGTTGCCATGGGCACAGACATACTTTTTGGTTATCAAAAATTATGGATGGAAGATGATGCAATAGTAAAAATTGCCGAAAAGTCTCGCCGTACTGGGTTAACCTTTGCCGAAGCACTCGACGACGTACTAAGCGCAGCTGCCCCCGCAAACGCACAAAACACCTATTACCTTGGCTCAGATAAAGAAATGGCTAAGGAGTTTATAGACGCTTGTGCATTTTGGGCGCAAAAGCTCAACATGGTTATGGGCGAAGTAGAAGAGGGCATATTTGAAGAAAAAGACCCAGACGGTACAAAGCGATCAATCAACACCTTTGAAATTAAATTCCCAAGTACGGGTAAAAAAATAGTAGCGCTAAGCTCAAACCCGCGCAACTTACGAGGTCGCCAAGGTAACGTAGTAATAGATGAAGCCGCATTTCATGACCGCCTAGATGAAGTACTTAAAGCTGCTATGGCGCTCACCATGTGGGGCGGGCGAGTACGTATAATTTCGACCCATAACGGGGTAGATAACCTATTTAATACTCTAATAACCCAAGCTCGGCGCGGTCTTAAAAAGTATTCCGTGCATCATATTCCTATTGATAAAGCGCTGAGGCATGGGCTTTATAAACGTATTTGTTTAGTGAGTGGGCAAACGTGGACGCAAGAAAAAGAAGACGCATGGCTCGCTAATCAAGTTGATTTTTACCCCACAGCCGACGCCGCAAACGAGGAGCTTTACTGCGTACCAAGCCAAGGCGCAGGCCAATACTTAAGCCGCCGCCTGCGCGAACGTGCTTTAAGTGATGACTGCAAAGTACTACGTTATGAAGCGCCCACCGACTTTGAAAGCTGGACCGAAGAGCAACGCGTAAAAGACGTAGCCACTTGGTGTAAGCAAAATATTGACGAGCTTATAAGTTGGTTAAATTCTGATCTTACCCATGCCTTTGGTGAAGACTTTGCCCGTAAAGGCGATTTAACCGTATTCAGTATTGGTGAAATAAACCAAGACACCAGCCTAACCGTGCCGTTTATGGTCGAGCTGCGCAACGTAACCTACGAGCAGCAAAAGCAGATTATGCTTTATATTTGTGACCGTTTACCAAAATTACGTGGCTTAGCGTTTGACGCCACAGGTAACGGCGGTTATTTAGCAGAAGCCGCAAGCCTTAAATACGGCACCGAACTAGTAGATAGCGTGCATTTATCACAAGCCTGGTATCGCGAGTGGATGCCTAAGCTTAAAGACTACTTTGAAACCGACAACATAACGCTACCAAAAGATCAGGACGTACTCGACGACCTAGGTCAAATCAAACTTAAAAATGGTATTGCTCAGGTAGATAAAGGTAAAAACACCGGTAGTGACGGCAATAAACGCCACGGCGATAGCGCGGTATCAATCGCCATGCTAATACGCGCCGCTGAAATGGACGGCAGTGCGATTGAATTTACTGAACTACCAGGTAAAACGCAAGAATCATCAAGTACCAACTATATGCGCCCAGACCATAGTGGTGATATGGCAAGTGACCACAAAGCAGCATGGTAGCGCAGCGTTTTAGGGTGTTTTATCAAGAGATCTTCACAGCCCAAACGCAGCAGCTTGATATAACCGCCGCCAGTTTAGCCAAGGCCCACCAACACACATTAACGCTTGATATATATGTACTAAGCATTAAGCCCATCATTAAAGTTAGAGTAAACTCATGACCCAAATAGTAGATATTCACGGCAACCCAATTAAATCAACCGACTTTAAGCAAACCCAAACCGAGCAAGACAGCCGCGTGGGTATGCTGATGCGTCAATTTGCGGAGCACCCAAGCGAGGCGCTTACTCCAGCCAAGTTAGCGCAATTACTAAAAGATGCCGACGCAGGTAATTTAGCGGCCATGGCCGACTTAGCCAAAGATATGGAAGACAAAGACGGCCACTTGTTCAGTGAGCTTACCAAACGCCGCCGAGGCTGGCTTAAATACGATTGGTCAGTAGAGCCGCCCCGTAACGCAACAGAGCAAGAGGAAAAAGACGCCGCCGCAATCCAAGAAATATTAGAAGATGCCACTTGGTTAGAGGATCTAATTTTTGATTGTAGCGACGCAATACTAAAATCGTTTTCGTGTAATGAGCTAAGTTGGGCGTTTGATGGCGGCGAGCATATTATTACTGGCTATGAATTTCGTGATCAAAACTTATTCCAAACCCATCCAGATAACCGCAACCAGTTAATGCTGCGTGATAACAGTTACACAGGCCAAGAGTTAAACCCGTTTGGCTGGTGCGCGCATATTCACCGCAGTAAATCGGGGTATATCCATCGTACCGGGTTAACCTCAACGGTGGCTTGGCCGTACTTATTTAAAAACTATTCAATACGCGACCTTGCTGAGTTCCTAGAGATTTACGGCTTACCGCTGCGTTTGGGTAAATATCCCAATGGCGCAAGTGATGATGAAAAAGCCACTTTGTTACGTGCTGTGCTTAGCATCGGCCATAACGCAGGAGGCATTATTCCTAAAGGCATGGAGATTGAATTTCAAAATGCCGCCAATGGTCAATCAGATCCATTTGAAGCCATGATCAAGTGGTGTGAAACCACCCAAAGTAAAGCGGTATTAGGCGCAACGCTTACTAGCCAAGCCGACGGTAAAACCAGCACTAACGCGCTTGGTAATGTTCACATGGACGTACTAAACGACATAACCGAAAGCGATTTAAAACAAGTAGCTAATACCATAACGCGCGATATTATTTACCCTATGCACGCGCTTAACTCTAAAAGTTACTCAGGCGCACGCCGTATTCCGCGCTTTAAATTTGACACCAGCGAAGCCGAAGACATTGCCCAGTTAGCCCCAGCCCTCAAAATACTCACCGAAGTTAATTACCCAATCCCTGCAAAATGGGTGAGCGAAAAAACCCAAATCCCACTCCCAGAAAAGGGCGAGGCTATTTTAAGCTTAACTCCAATAACAGAGCCACAAACCGCTTTAAAAGGCTTTGCCGCACTCAAATCAGTACCGCAAAAAGACAATGCCGACTTAGTAGCCGAGCAGCTAGCAGCACAAGCACAAACGCATTTAAACAGTATGAGCGATGCAGTAACCGAGCTGGTTAAAAACGCCAGCAGCTTAGAAGAAATACGCGACGGCATACTTGAATTAGAGCCACAAATAAGCACAGAGGGCTTTACTGAGATAATGGCAAAGGCAATGGCAGCAAGTGAGTTGTTAGGCGCACTAGAAGTGGATGAGGGCCGTTAAATGGCTGTTAGATATGGCTCATTACCATTTGATGATGGCATAAACTTTTTTCGGCAAAAGCTAAATACCCCCAGCAACAGCTGGGATGACGTATGGCAAAGCGCTCATAACCGCGCGTTTATGGTTGCAGGCGTAACCAAAGCCGACATGCTAAACGACTTTTACACTTCAGTAGATAAAGCCATAAGCGAAGGTAAAAGCCTGGGCTGGTTTCAAAAAGAGTTTGATAATATCAAAGCCCGTTACGGTTGGGAGCATAACGGCCAGACCGCATGGCGTAGCCAGTTAATATACGAAACCAATATACGCCAAGCCTACAACGCAGGCCGTGAGGGGCAAATACAAGCGCTTAAAGCAAGCCGCCCTTATGCGTTATACAAGCACGGCGATAGCGAAACCCCGCGCGTAATACACTTGAAATGGAATAACTTGGTTTTACTAGTTGATGATCCATGGTGGGACACCCACAGCCCGCAAAATGGCTGGGGCTGCAAATGTAAAAAGTTTAGCTTAAGCGAGCGGGAGCTTAAACGCCGTGGCCTAACCGTAGGCACAGCGCCTGATAACGGCAGTTACACTTGGACGAACAAAAAAACGGGTGAAGAGTTTGAGCTACCATTGGGCATTGATCCGGGCTTTGACTATACCCCCAAGAATACCGCCCAGCTTACCAGCCAGGTTAAAAAACAAGTGGCCGATAAGCCACCGCTTGCTAAGCGTATAGAGGATTACCAAGCAACCCGCATTGTACCATCGGCTTATAGCAGCGCTAAAAACGTCACAGCGCTAAAGCTTGACCCGCTATTAGCCCAGTTAGATAGTGAAGTACTCGAAGGGTTAAACAGCTTTTTAACAGCCAAACAAACCAAAACAGTATTTGTCAATCAAACCCAAATGAGTGCAGGCTCTAAAGCAAATGCAGCAATTCGTAGCGAAGTGGGGGAGTACTTAGGCGTAGATGAATTTTACGCGCGCATGCAATACAGCATTCGTGGCGCTAAAAACTGCGGGGGTTTTACTTCTGTAGGGTATGAGCACGTAGTCGTAAAAGTGAAAAGCGCGCAAAACTTAGCTAAAGTAGATATGCAAGCGTTAAAAGACAGCGCCGCGCTTACCGTGCAGCGCTCAGCAAATAACAAAGGTAAGTACTCGTATAATTGGCACAGTGAGACAATCAATCGTGATCATACTATTTCAAGTGGTGCAGATTCACTAGATAAACACCAAGCACATAGTTTAGTCTCAACCTGGCTGCACGAACTCGGCCACCAAGTACACTATTACGCAGGTGCGCCAGAGCTATTAAAAAATGCCTTACCCGTTACCTATTACGGTGCGGTGAATAAATACGAGCAATTTGCAGAGGCATTCACCGCCTGGGCGCTTGCTCGTAAAGAGCTTAAAAAATGGCAACCAGAGCTTGTAAGCTGGATAGACCAACTAGTAAAAGATGCCGCTAAATCACAGGATAAAAGACGATGAAATTATTAACCCAAGCACAGCAGCTGCTACAGCAAACCCCGTACACACTACAAACATGCCGCGAATTTGCAAAGCTTGAGCAACAAGCAAAAGGGCAAGAGGCTAACCAAATTGCTGATCTACTCCCCGCACTCATTGCAGGACTTGATCAACAAACTCATATGCAAGCATTTGATGAAGGGCTAGTGTAATGGCAGGCGCGCGTATTGACATAAGCACCGAAGGCGCAACCGCTGTAAGCGATGTGCTCACCCAGCTGGTAAAGAACCTAGATAACTTAGCCCCCGCACTTGGCAATGTAGGCGAACATTTAATGTTGACTCATCGTGATCACTTTGACGAGCAACGCAGCCCCGACGGTGACCCGTGGCAGCCACTTAACCCAGACTACGCAAAGAGTAAAAAAAAGAACAAAGATAAAATACTCAGGCTAAACGACATACTCCGTGACACATTCGCTTATAACGTAGGTGACGAATCATTAGAGTTTGGTACAAACATGGAATACGGCGCTATCCATCAATTTGGTGGCACCAGCGATATGATCCCGCGTTTAGCCGCCATACCAGCAAGGCCGTTTTTAGGGTTGTCGCAGGATGATGAGAAAGAAGTGATTGAGATATTGAGTGAATTTTTAATTATTTAGAGTATATATTTGTGTAGAATGAAAAAGTATTTATAGGTTATTTGGAAGGGAATCATGTTAGTAGAAGAAGCTTTTGAAATAATAAAATCAATTAATAAAAACTTTTCTGAAATAAAAGAAGGGCTTAATGAAATAGAGGCTTACGATAAATTAGGAAAAGGGACAAAGCTAATAGCCCGGATTGAAGATTGTTTGAGGGATATTGATATTGAAGTTTCTGAGTTAATCAACGCTATAGGGGACTCATTTTTAACTCAGTATGAAGTGGGCACTTATCGCACTGAAAATTCTTTAATTCAGCCTGATTTAGGCTTATCTAAAATTTCTAACTGTTTTCATAATTTAGATGTTATTTATGAAGATTTTTTTCACTATTACCAGAGTTTTCCTGAAATATCTAAGCGGGATAAAAAGCTTGTTGAATTAGTTTATAAAGAGATAGCTATACTTATTAAGGCTTTCAATTCAACACATGTAGAACTGATTAAGTCTGGTGACCCAGAGACATCTAATTACTCTAAATTACAAAAAAAACTAATAACAGAATCCATGAACATTATTGGTAAAAAATTGGATTCCCAACTAAGTGAACATAAAAAAGTTGTAGATAAATCATTTTTACAATTTGAAAAGGATATGAACAATGTAGATGCCGCAGCTGAGCGTGAATTTAAAGAGTTAAACGCTAAGCTTCAAACTATTAAAAAATCATACGAAGACACTTTAGCTTACCTTGAAGAAAAGAAAGAGCAAATGGATGAAGTTCTAGGACAGACAGCCAATAGAGTAATGGCTCAAGATTATGATTTAAGCGCAGTTGCTGAAAAAAAGGCTGCTAATTGGTTACGGGGGGGCTCTATAACGTGCATGGCTATTATTGTGAGTATTGTTTGCTATTCATTTTATGACTCAACTCACTCTGGCTTTGATTGGGAAAGCTCAATTTTCAGAACAGTGCTAGTGTTTATTCTATCAATACCAGCTGCATACCTTTCCAGAGAATCCACAAAACACCGCGAACAGCAATATAACTATCACCACACAGCGTTAGATTTAAAAGCAATTACACCTTACATTGCATCGCTCCCAGAAGCGGACCAAAATAGAATTAAAATTTCAATTGCAGAACGAATCTTTGCTTCAAGGCAAACAAACTTAAATCAACAAGATAGTTTTCCATTGAATACGCAAGAGCTAATGATGGAGCTCATCAAAAAAGTTGATTTAAGTAGTAAGCAAGAGGTTGGGGGGAAAAAAGAGAATGAATCAAAAAATGTTTAGTTAGTATTCTTTATAAGGAAGAGCCATGAAATTAAAGTACATTAGTGTTTTTTTATTTTTATTAGTACCGTGTCTAACTATTTATTTTTTCATAAATTATTTTGGTATTGGATTTGCAAGAACTATCTCTGATTGGGGGGCTACAGGGGATTTTTTTGGTGGGATATTAAATCCTATTTTCTCTTTCTCAACAGTTTTACTCTTAATCTATTCGTTAAGGTTACAGCTTAAAGAACTGCACTTAACTAGAGAAGAGATATCCTTAACTCGGGAGGAACACAAAAAAACTAGAAAGGCTCATGAGGAGCAATTAAAGTATTCAAATGAAATATCAAAGCGTGAGAAAAGTAATAAAGTTATTAAATTGATTGAAAAGGAAGAACAAAAAATTGATAGCTGTTTAGAGTGGAGACATGGTGATATCGGTTTAGATAATATGAGCTTAGATCAAGCTAAAAGAGCTTTTGAAGGAACTCGTAGAGATGGAATTAAATCAAAAGTGTTCTTATTAGAAAACTCATTTATAAATAAGCTTAAACTAGTGGCTCTTTATGCTGAGAGTAATGAAGATGATTTCAAAGATTACTTGATAGAAAACAGCTTAGATCAGCTACATTACCTATATGAATTGAAATGGTTTTTTAAGTTGACAGATAGGAGCAAGTGGTTAGAGAGCGCTTTGTATGATCTTGATGAAGTAACATACACGTCAATTTACAAAAAAGAAATTAAGCGATTTTTAAAACTTTTAAATATGAAAACATAAAAATTATCTCTTCGGAGGGCACTCAAGGGCTCTTACTATGAAGTTTAGAAAACCTTGGTATACTTCATTAAATACGTAAACAGAGCTGTTTAAACATCTTTTAAACAGGGTAAATTAGTCAATGTACACACTCAAACTGTTTTTTCTTTAATTCCCGAAACACCGCACGGCCAACCAAAGCAAATCTAAATCCATACTGAGCACAGATTATTCAAACTGTGCTCAGCCATGCCAAAACCATTAAACACATTTAAGTTACTTGAAACCACCTCACTTACATCGGCGCTTGCTGCTTTATCAGCTAGCAAACCTGCTGCTTTATCAGCTAGCAAACCTGCTGCTTTATCAGCTAGCAAACCTGCTGATTTAGGTTTTGCTGCGTGCCGCTTTGCAAGCGAAATAAACGAGCAGGGTATCAGTGAGCGCGTAATGATAATGCCAGATGGTTATTTTAAATCACATGATGGCCGCCCATTTGATGTGCCTGCAAATGCTTGGTTACTTGATCAAGCTGCATTTGAGCAATTAAAACGCACAGCTAGCACCCGCACTAACGATTACCATTTTGACTACGAGCACCAAACCCTACACGCCGAAGAAAACGGCAAGCCAGCCCCTGCCAGCGGTTGGTTTAACCCAAGCGATTTAGAGTATGTACCAGGCGAGGGGCTTTATGCTCTTAACGTTCGTTGGACACCTAGAGCCCGCGCACACCTAAAAAACGACGAATATCGCTTTATAAGCCCTGTTTTTCATTACGACAAACAAACAGGCCGCCCAACCAAATTACGCCACTTTGCCTTAACTAACGACCCTGCTGTTGATGGCATGGACAAAGTAGCCGTTTTAAAAACTTCTAAAACCCATGTTAACAATGGAGATACACCCATGAATGCAGCTCAAAAATTGCTGAGCTTGCTAGGTGTCACTGTGGATGGTGATAACGTCACCGATGCAGATTACACCAAAGCAACAACAGCACTCGCCGCTTTAAAGGCCAAGGCCGATGAAGCCGACACGCTCACCACCCAATTAAGTAACGCTAATGACGCCGTTGCAGCACTTAAAGCTAATAGCCCTAATACGGAGGTTAATTTAGCTAAGTACGTGCCTGTAGAAACCTACAACGCATTGCACACTGAAATGGTCGCGCTTAAAAGCAGCAGTGCCACGCAATCGGTTGAGCAAGAAGTAAATAAAGCCAAGCAAGATGGCCGCATTATTGCGTCAGAAGTTGAATATTTAACATCGTTAGGTAATCAGCAGGGCGTTGCAGCGTTAAAAGCTGTGTTAGATGCTCGTTCACCTATTGCCAGCCTTACCGCTCAGCAAACCACTCATACACCTAAGCCAGAAAACGACAAAGATGGCTTAGCAGCACTCACCGCAGAAGACAAGTATGCCGCAGACCAGTTAGGTCTAAGCCATGCTGCCTTTGCCAAAGCTAAACAGGAGCAAAACTAATGGCTTTAGTGACCCCCGCATTATTAACCGCTTTATTTACTGGTTTTAAAACCGAGTTTGAAGCAGGTAAATCAGAAGCAGAGCCGCAATTTAATAAAATTGCGACTGTGATCAAGTCAACTACCAAATCAAATACCTATGGCTGGCTAGGTAAGTTCCCATCGCTTAAAAAATGGGTAGGTGATCGTGACATTCAAAGCATGAAAGCGCACGCATATAGCATTGTTAATGATGACTATGAGGCGACGGTAGGCGTAGACAGCAACGATATAGAAGACGATGAACTAGGTATTTATTCGCCTATTTTTAAAGAAATGGGCAGCGCAGCGGCAATTCACCCAGACGAAATGTGTTTTGAATTACTCGCTGCCGGATTTACAACTCTGTGCTATGACGGGCAAAACTTTTTTGATACTGACCACCCAGTTGCACCAAATGCAGATGGCACTGGTGTAGCTGTATCAACGGCGAATATGGCCGAAGATGTAGCCTATGAAGGTGAACCTTGGTACGTACTTGATACCTCAAAATCGCTAAAGCCGTTGATTTTCCAAGAGCGTAAAAAGCCTAACTTGATTGCTATGACAAAAATGGACGACGAGGTTGTGTTCACTCGTAAAGAGTTCCGCTATGGCGTTGATTGTCGTGATGCTGCTGGCTTTGGCTTTTGGCAACTAGCCTTTGCTAATAAACGCGCGTTAACGCCAGATAACCTATGGGACAGCATAGGGAAAATGCGTGGTTTCACTGCGGATGGTGGTCGAAAACTGCGTGTTAGACCTACTTTGCTTGTTGTTCCTAGCAGTATGGAAAAACAAGCAACTCGAATGCTAGAGCGTGAGCTTGACTCAAACAGCTCAAACGAACTTAAAGGCCGTGTAGAGCTGCTAGTCGCTGATTACCTTTAATCCAATCAATAGTTAAACCCTACTAAGTACGGGGCGTTATAGCCCCATGCTTGAAACCAGGAGTAATAATGAAATGGCGAAAACGCTTAAAATCAGCCTTATCTCTGCTGTTATTGTCAGTTGCATGCAGCCAACCGGCTACCGCCGAGCTGGCCTCAGTTTCAACCAAGGTAAAAATGAAATCCCCGCCGCTGGTCTTGACCAAGAGCAGCTTGATGCAATTGAAAATGATCCACGCTTATCGGTGCAAGCTATACCGCTCGATGCGAGTACTGCGCCGCAATCACAGCTGGACGCAAATAACCTGGGTGCAGATTTAGACAATCCTTTGCTTTATGCAAACGTTGATTACACCCAAGCCCCAATTGAGCTACAACCCGTTATTGCGCTAATGATTGATGCACAATTTGCAGAGCAACCCAGCTGTGCTCAGGTTTCTTATGAAGCGCCAGGCGAAACCGAAGGCGAAGTAATTAAAGTTAAAGTACCTGCGCTTACTCGTGATTTAGCGTGGCAATGGCTACAAGAAGCAGCCAAAGCAGGCGAGGGCGAGTAAATGGCTTACGCAACAATAACCGCGATGCAACAACGTTTTGGCGAGCGTGATCTTATTTATTTAAGTGAGCGCGAAGATGGCCCCGCTGATGTAATTAATACCGCAGTTATTGAGCAGGCTATAAACGATGCAAGCGACGTGATTAACGGCTATTTAGCTGGGCGTTATGAGTTGCCGCTTGTCACCGTTCCTAATCTACTTGAGCAGTTTTGTTGTGATATTGCTCGCTACAAGCTCGGCACAAACGATGTACCAGAGCATGTAGAAACCCGTTACAAGGACGCAATTAAATTTTTAATGTCAGTAGCAAAAGGCGAGCTAAGTATAGGCGTTGACGCACTGGGGCAAGACGCCAAAGTGCAAGACACTGCCACAATACAAAGTGCTGGCTCTGTATTTGCGCGTGAAAAAACAAAGGGATTTATCTGATGTTTGAAATTACCACTGACTATTTTGCCGCTCAAAACCCGCTTAAACAGGCACTCGAACAAGTGTCAGGCATTAAGCGCGTTTACTTGAGTGATGAACTTACAGACATCAAGGAAGACCGCCAAACAACACCAAGCCTTCATTTAATGTATTACGGCGATAATTTACCAGAGAGTAAAAACGCCGGCTATTTAATGAAGCTAACGCAAACATGGATAGTTGTATTAGTTGTTCGTAAGCAAGATAACGCAGGCGAGCACTTAACAAACATTATTCGCGCTATGGCAGGCAAAGTACTTAACGGTACGGGGCCATGGCTTAGAGTAAACACCCCAGCTAAACCTCAATTCACCAGTGGCCACGCGTACTACCCGCTGGCTTTTACATGTCAAATGACTCTTAAAGGAGCGCTTTAATATGAGCGACGGTATTTTACTTGCGGGCAATATTTTTGTTGATCGCTTAAACGAACAAGGCGTAAGCACAGGCCAAATCTTTGGCCCAATTAACACCACCAAGCTCGGTATTAAAACTGAGGCTGATTCAGTTGTCCGTACATCAAATAAAAAGGCCAGTAAGGGCCAAGCCCTGGATGATGTAAAAATCGCTAAGCCAGCGGCTATTACATGGGAGTTTGATGACCAACCTGCCGAACTAATTGCTTTAGCGTTGATGGGGGAGGTTGCAGCCATTAACGATGCAGCGGGCACGTTAACGGATGAAGCTGTGACATTGCCTGAAAATCAATCGTGGGTTGTTGTACCTGGTCAAAACTTTACTGATGACGTAGTTGTTAAGCAAGCCACTGAAACTAAAGTCGCAGGCGTTGATTACGAGTTTAACTTTGCACTCGGCATGATCCGTTCAATCAAAGGTGGTTCATTAGCCGCTGGTGGCAGCATTACCATTACGGGCAGTTATAACGCCCGCACCGGCAAACGTATAAAAGGCGGTACTAAGTCACAAACACGTTTACGTATTTTTGGTGAGGGCACTAACTTAGCAAATGGTAAGCAAGTTAACTTTGAAATTTACGACACTTCTATGATGCCTACGAAAGAGCTTGATTTAGCCGGCAGTGAGTTTGTAAGTGCTGCACTTGAAGGCACAGCAAAGCTTGTAAATGGCAAAGATGAGCCATTTTACATTGACGAGCTAGACGCTTAATCAATTACCTCGTACCAAAAGGCTCAGCCCCTGAGCCTTTTTATCCCCCATTTAAACACTGTTTAAACTGAGTTGAACCCATGGCAGATAAAAAACTCGAATTAGCCTTACGCATCGTTGCCGAAGCCACAGGCAAGCAAAATATTGAGCAGCTGGTAACAGAGCTTAAAAATATTGAGCAAAGCGCCGATGCCGCTAATCCTGCTACAAAAAACCTCAGTGATTTAATTGATGAACTTGAGCAAAAAACCAAATCAGCTGCCCCTCAAACTGAGCAGCTTAGTGATGAAATAGACAACGTTAGCACCAGCACAGATAAAGCAGCCCCCGCAGCTAAAAAGCTGACAGACTCAATAGACGAGCTTGAAAACACCGCTAAAACGGCCGCACCAAACACACAAAAGCTCAATGATGAAATAGACAATACGACTAAAAGCACAAGTAACGCGTCCCCCAAGGCACAGCAGTACAGCGAGAACTTAGATAACGTAAGCGACAGTGCTCAAAAAACAAATAAAAAAATTAAAGAGCTAGAAGCTGCGAGTAAAATATTAACCGATCAACTCGGTAATATTGAGGCTCAAAAAGCCGCTATTGCTCGTTATGAGCAATTATCACAATCGCTTGCAGAAAACGAACGCGCTTACACTCGTGCAGGAACGTCGCTTACCGAACTAGCCACTAAGCAAAAAGCAGCTAAGCAAGCTGATAATGACTATATAGCGGGTATTAAAAAAGCAGAAACTCAGCTTGCAGCGCTTACACAAAAACAAAAAGAAGCAACCACAGACAGCGCAAAATACACCGCAGCAATCCAAAAACAGCAAGCTGAACTTAACGAGCTTAAAACAAGCCAGCAAGCCACGGCCAAGCAAGTACTTGAATACAATTTAAACGTAAAAGAAGCGCAAACATCGGTAAATAGCCTAAGTACCACCATCGTTAAAAACCGAGGTGAGTTTAAGCAGCTTGAAGTTACGTTAACGGCTACTGGTAAGGATTTAAATAACTTAAGCGCCGAAACCAAGCAGCTTGATCAGCAACAAGTTGCCGCAAAAATAGCAATTGATAATGTTAATACTCGCTTAGAAAAACAACGTAAAGCCCTAAACGATACTGAAAAAAGTGCTGATGGTTTTGGCTCTAGTATTAAACAAGCAACCCAAGACCTACTTATTATGGCGGGTACATACATTGGCCTTGATAAGCTAAAAGACAGTGTATTAGGGGTATTATCTGCGGGTGATAGAGCGCAATCATTTAGCGCGCAAATGGCCGCAATGATGGGCAGTATTGCCGCTGGTGAGCAAGCAACAGCATGGATTAAAAACTTTGCCAACGAAACGGGCACTCGCTTAGAAAGCGCCCAGTTGTCGTTTGCCAAGTTAAAAACCTTTGGCATTGATCCGATGGCTGGTGCAATGCAGTCATTGGTTGATTACAACGCCAAATTGGGTGGCTCACAAGAAAAACTAGAAGGTATTATTCTTGCTGCTGGTCAAGCTTGGGCTAAGCAAAAATTGCAGGGAGAAGAAATACTGCAATTAATTGAACGCGGCGTGCCAGTATGGGATTTGCTTGCAACAGTAACCGGTAAAAACGCTATTGAGCTGCAAAAAATGTCAGAGTCAGGCCAGCTCAGTCGCGCAACCATGAAAGCCCTGTTTGACGAAATGGGTAAACAAGCAACCGGGCAAGCAGCGAAAAGCCTTGACCGCTTAAGCGGCCAAGTCACGCTTATTAGTAATAAGTGGGAAGCCTTTAAAATCAAAATGGCTGACTCAGGCGTGTATCAAGTTGCTATCGACTTTATGAAGCAACTCAATAGCGAATTTGATCGTCTAGTGAAAGATGGCAGCATAGATTTAGCCGCTCAAAAAATCAGTGCTTTTTTCAGTAGTATCATCACCGATGGCGGTGAATCATTTAAGGTATTACTCGATAACATAAACGGTTTTATTTCAGGGGCTGAGCGCGTTGCAGGGGCAGTTAGAATTGTTTTCAATGGTTTTACTGCTGGTATTAAAACAGTCGCTATGGCGGCGGTTGAGTATGCATCATCAATGACAAATGCATTTGCGGGCGTACTTGATTTTGTGGGCGCTGACGAACTAGCCCAAAAAGCACAATTCCAAGCAGATGCACTGAAGGCTGTTAGCCAGGGCTTTTATGAATCAATTTTAGAGGATGGTAAAAATTTAAATGCGGCATGGGAGCAGCTAACACAAACCAGTACTGAAGCTATAAAAACAACTGTAAAAGCAACAAATGAACAAGTATCCGCAAGCACAGAAGCTCAAAAAGCAAATATTAATACGGTAGCTGAAACAGCAGGCCAAGCAGTTGTAGACCTTAGCGTAATAATGAGTAAGGCAGGTATTGTTACAAGTGACTCGTTAAAGTCTACTGAAGAACAAGCCAAGCAAGTTTATGAAACCCTACTAGAAGCTTATAAGAATAATGAAATCGGTGTGTATGAGCTCGAACAAGCATATACAAAGTGGGCGGCAGCTGCCATTGATACAGCAGTTGCAACCAAAGGAACTGTGCCAGCAAGTATACAGGCCACAGCGGCTGCGCTCGGGTTAACTAAAGAACTTGATAACCTCATTGAAAAATCAAAACAATTAGCGCCAGTAAATAACACAAACAGCGATGCAGTAAACCGCTTTACCCGCGAGTTAGAGCAAACCCGCGACGCAATAAAAACTAATCAGCAAGTAATGGCGAGCAGCACGGCCACTACTGAGCAAAAAGCCCAAGCGCAAGCCGCGCTGACCATTCAACAACAGCGCTTAACTAACCAAACAAGTGATTTAACGCGCGTTCAGCAGCTAGAGCTTGCAAGTTTAGGTGAGTTGCAACGCGAACATAGCCGCTTAACTGACGAGCTTGAGCGCTTAAATGATCGCTACCAAGCTGGCAATTTAACAGCGCAACAATATAACTATGAAAAACAGCGCTTAGGCGATGTATTAAGCGTTGTAAATAACCTGCTAGGTGACTTTAAAGGCGCACAAGATGCCGCCACAGCATCAACCCGAGCAGGTACGCAAGCCACTAATGATCAGGTTAAAGCGAACGAATCAGCATCAAAAAGCTTACGTGAGCAAAAAGAAGAATTAGAACGTGTTGCTGCCTCAGCAAATCGCGCCTCAAGCAGTGTAAGTCGTTACAATCAATCGCAACGTGCCAGCGTAAGTGATGTAGTCGATTATCAGGAAGAGAACGGCCGCAGTGCATACGATTTAGACTCAAAAGAGATCAACGAAGAGCGCGAACGCCGCGCTTATGCCGATACTCAAAATACACAATTTAGTAAATTTAGCGGCCAAATTGATAACGCCAGCAGTAGCAAAGCGCTGACTGATTTATACAACAAAATCAATAAACAGCTTACATATCTAACGCGTGAGCAAAAGAGCACGTTAAACGCAGCCATTAACGCACAACAGCAAGCGATAAAAGCGCAAAGCACCACTCAAAAAGCCGTTGAACAAGTACAGACGTATACGCCTGCACCAACGGCAAACTATACGCCGCCTACAAATAGCTATACGCCCAGCAATAACGCATCTAACGGCGATTTAAACAGCCTAACAGCTGCTGTGCGTGAATTGATAACCGTGCTTAAAAACCAACAGCCGAGCAATGGCAAAACCGTCCGGTTAGAACTTGCTTTGCCAGGTGGGCAATCGGCCAATTTATTAGCTCAGTTTGAAGAGCAATTTTTACAAAAACTTGAACAGTTGAGTAACACCCAATGATCGTAATAAATGCACAAGGGCTGGATAACTTTGTTTGGCTCAATGAGTTTGATTACTTACCAGTCGCAGAGCAAACAGAACGCGCATTAAACGGCGCGCAGCACATTGAAAAAACACCGATAACCGCAGGACGACCAATCTATTTATACAGTGATTTTGAAGACGCTAGCGTATTTAGAGCATTGCATGAGCATGCACAAACAACCCTCACAGCGTTTGAAATAACAATACGCGGCACTGTGTTTAATGTGGTGTGGGACCACAGCCAAAAGGCCGTAGAAGCCGTGCCGCATACGCATTTTTCAGACTCGGCGCCAACATACTTTCAAAACATTAATTTACGTTTAAAAACTGTTTAAAGCGATTTTTATAATAGGAAATATAATGAAAAGAACCGATTTAAAAATATTCAAACCACAACGCATTGGCAACGAGCCACACGCTGGCGGCCACCGCACAAGCAACGCAATTGAAAGTGGTAAATTGAACGATGTGTTTAGCTCAATCAGTGATATTGACCATGCTCGATCATCATTTGATTTAGTGAAGCTTTACCCAGCATTAAGCACAGACGATTCAAGCCGCTTGCAGGATGCTCACATATTCTTAAGCGACCAACCAGATGACCCCTTAGTCAATGTTTTATTAGTTGAGGCTAAAGACCTAAAAGACACCGACACAGTTGCTGAAATGCTGCCTTATTTGGGACTTGCTAGCACTAAATTTCACGGTACTAGTTTATTAACTGCGCCAGTAGATGCACAGGGCCAAGAGCTAAGCGTGGAATCAATTACACGCACGCTAACGCCAAGTATTACCACAGTTAATACAAAGATAGGACTTAAACCAGATTCAGAGCCATTTAGCATTTACAGAACAAAGCGCATTTTAAGCTACGGTGAAATTACAGAAATAAACCTGAGCGTTGAGGACTTCTTAGAAGCCGAACCAACATTCTACGGTGAGTATCAGTACACCTGGTATTACGACACAAGCTACTTGGACCAGCCAAGCAACGTGATAAGAGGCGTTAAAACACTGAAAATCAATGCTGGAGCTGGTGAGCTTAATTCACTGCGTTATCAAAATGGTACATTCTCTTGTGCACAATTGAACCCCGCCGTGGCTAAAGACCAATATTTCACGCTTTACTATGTATCAAACCAAGATTTTAGGTTTCATTCATTTACAACGAGTTCAGTGATCACCTTGGGCGCTGGTGAAACCGTTTTAAAAGGCTCGGCTAAGCTCAAAAAAACGGGTGACGAAACAGTCTATAAAGACGATAGCCAAGGCCGTTTTATATCAGGCGGCTATGTGTTTGCGACCATTGATTATGAAACTGGCGTAATAACAGAAATTGATAGCGTGGATTATAACGGCACAGTTACCGATAACTTAGGCGCATTGATACAAAAAGGTGCGTTAACAATCAACACTAAGCGCTGGCAGTTACCGAGCAGTAACTTTGCGCGTGACTCGGTTTATATTACGTTTGAAACCGCAGCGGGTGCAACGTTCTCAGCGTCTAGCGATTTAAGCGGTAATATCACAGGCACTAATTGCACGGGTACAGTAAGCGCAACGGGCTATGTAGATTTAGTATTTAGTGAAGATGTTAAGCCCGATTCAATTCGCTTTGACTATAACGAAATTGAAGTAACTACGGTGCCTGCACCGCCGGGTGGCTTTGATACATCTACGCTACCCAACAATGGCACGGTGCCAATTTTTCATACGTTCAACCCAGTCAGCGTACAGAACCGTGAACGCACAGCGGCTGCGAGCTTAACCAGCGGCCAATCAATTAACGTTTTAGCTGATGCTGATTTTATTGATATTGTAGATAGCACCGGTGCAAGTTGTTGGTCTGTGACTAATGACAATTACAACTATGATGCTGCAACGGGTGATATAACTATCAACGCGGGAATAAGCGCATTTTCACCCCCGTTTATTATCACTGCTATACAATCAGAATTAGCACTCATTGATGCAATCGACAACAACACATTAAGCCTATTAACACCGTTAAACCGCGCTTATCCCGCAGGTTCAACAGTTAGTAGCGTTCAGGTGTTGGGTGACTTCCAAGCGCAAACTAAGGACGAGCGTACATTAGCGGCATGGCAAAACAATTTTGGTGATTTTGGCGCGGGTGCATCAAGTGCTATTAATACAACGCAATACCCAATTGAACTAACCAACATTGGCGCAATAGCTCAGCGCTGGGCAATCGTTTTCACATCAACCACCGCTTACAACGTGATTGGTGAATCAGTCGGTAATATCTACAGCGGCGACACGCTAAACGACTGTGCGCCGATTAACAGCTTTGCTGGCGCGCCGTATTTTATCTTACGTAAAGAGGCATTTGGTGCAGGACTAAACCCCGGTGAAGCATTCTTGTTTGAAACCCTAGCCGCCAGTAAACCAACCATAGTTACGCGCTCAGTATCACCCGGTCACTCTGAAATAGTACGTGACAATTCAACTTTATCATTTCGTGGAAATAAGGATTAAAAATTATGGCTCAAGCAGTAACAGTTTATCGTTGGGATGACGAAGGCGCACCGCAAATTGTTAATGGTATGAACCGAGATGTTTTAAATGTTTTAGATAAATGTTTGGTTGAAGGCTATGGCACAAAACAAGCTCTAGGATGGGTAAAAACACATAGTGGTGATGCGTCAAACCCACGAGCAGCATATAGTAATGTGGGCGGCTCAGGGAACTATTTAGTTATATCATCGAAAAATGGTACTAACGATGACAGTGGATTGCATGTTCGTTCGGCGCATTCTGTGCCATCCCTAGACTCTTTATATAGAGAGGGCTACACGCAAAGTATACGTGTGTTTGAGCGCAATAAATACTGGATGATTATTGGCACCGAAAAAGCCTTTTATTTCTTCTCAGCATTTGAAGGTACATATAATGAAAAAAGCTATTATACAGCGTCATTTTTTGCAGGGGATATTTCAAATTCACAAGGAAATGACACAGGGCGTTTCATTTGCTTTGCTAGTTCTATTGATAAACAAGAATTGAATCCACCGACCAACGATACAGATAAGTACGGTGAAAATTTAGAGTATATGTGCTCAATATCTAGAGCTCGATTAGCCTCTGATCTAGCGTTGAAAATATGGGATGCTGATGGTGAGGAACACGTCGTGGAATATGCTATAGAAAAGCCGTATGAAGGATTAAGCAGCAGCTCACTTAATGGTATGCCCAACGTGAATATCGCACTGCCTTTTTACGTGTACTTTAAAAACGGTGAAAGTACATCTGATCGAGTTGGAACACCATGTATATATAGTACTTTACAGCCTTATATCAGAGGGACATTGCCGGGGTTGATTAGTACCAAAATTGCGTATGATAAAACGTTAGATTACCCAGCAACGATTAATATGCCAGATCAACCGCACTATCTTTTACGAAATTCGGTTGGCTATTCGCCAAGTAATATCATGTTAGCTACGGAGTCTTGGGATGACTAATACAGTAACTACAAATAGATTATTAGGCGGCGGCTTAACCAGAATCAATCAGCAATTTGATCTTGGACTCGTTACAGTTGATGTTGATCCCGCAGCGAGCAGATTGCATTTAGTTGATAGATTAAATGGCAACTTGATATCGTCAAAGAATGTTTCTAATCAAAGCATAGTAAATATTATAGTTCCGGTTAAATACTCAATTGAGCCATTATTGTATGCGATAATTTTTGATGACTCAAAAAACTATAATGCAACGGCACAAGATTTTTGTATTGCTAACCTTGTGAGTGGTCTAACGCTAGAGGCTTATGAAAGTGTATGACTATCAGCTTGCGTTTTACCAAAGCGTTTTATTTACATCAATCACCATTATACATTCGATTTGGTGATACAGACCCAGTAGATCCTCCTGTAGGTAAAAAAGAAATTGGCATCGATTTTATTACTGCTTGGTTTAGCCCAGCTTTAACAGAGCAAGTTACGCCGTTAGTTTGGACCTCAATCAACATCACTGCGTCAATAGAGGTTGCATACAGCTCAGCAGATTCTATAGCCGTAAATCTAGCCGCACCATGGCAGTCAAATAATTATGAACAGATTGATTTAACTTGCCCGTTGTCAGTCAGTAACAGTGTTATAAACAGCGTTCAAATGCAGTTTAAAACTAACATGCAAGTTGAGCATGAGCAGTTTATTTTACCGTGGCTAAATAATTTAGACGTTGAACAGAGTCAGTTAGTTTTGCCATGGAAAACAGGACCAATTGTTGAGAAATCATGGCAGATAGATTGGAAAGTTAACCCAGATTTAAACAGCAATGAATTTGTGATCTACTATGGCGAAACAGAAAAAGAATACATTTGCTATTGGCGCAATCACCCATTCAAAGGTTACGTGAACTTAGAGTTCACAGGGCCAGCAACGACACACAACGGTCGCTTAGTTATGCGTTTTAACAACCCCGACAAAGTTTGCTATTGGGGCTTACCGGGCGGCTTAGTGCGCGGTGATGATGACGTACCAACCATTGATCGCAAAATCCCCATAGAACCACAAATTAGGAATACATATATCATGCAACCTACTATCAATTGTGTGCGTGTTTCAGACGATTTAAAGATACTAATCAACAGCGTTAATTACTCTATATCTCGCGGTCAATTTAGCGCTACATGCAATATTAAATTTTGCTCACGCATCGACTTTGAACGCGCCCTGGGCCAAGAGCTTAGAATCTCGCTAAATGGCTATGAGTTTTATGTAATTTGTGAGCAGCCAAGCACTAGCAACCGCTTTGCTAATCAAAGTTATAGCGCAAGTTGCCGCAGTCGCTTTGCGTTACTATCTAACCCGTACGCTCGCGCTAAAAACTACGCTAACCCAACCGCTAAAACACTGGCGGGGATCATGTCTGACATACTCGTTAATACGGGGTGGTCACTCGATAATAAAATGATTGATTATCCAATCCCTACAGGCGCGTTTACCTACACCAATTTAACCCCAGCTGCGGCACTGTTAAGTGTGGCTAAGTCAATCGGCGCAATACTCGATATTAACGACGCAACTAAAACTGTCTCAGTAGTCCCAGCGTGGCCCGTCATGCCATGGGACACAGACAATGCAATATGTGATGTCATTTTAAATGACTCAATCATACTCGAGCACAGTAGTAGCCAAACAATAAGCCAGGAACATAACGCGGTATTTGTGCGAGGTGAACAGCAAGGCGTAGCGTGTAAAATCAAACGCGCTGGTACGCTAGGTGATCAGTTTGCAAATGATGTTGTAGATACGCTAATCACCCACAATCAAGCAGCTCGTCAGCGCGGAACGTGTGAGCTGGCTAACAGCGGTAAGAAACAAAATACAACGATCAGAACCAAGCTTTTAGACGACTTACCACCAATCCGCCCTGGTATGTTAGTTGGCATTACTTACACAGATTCAGTATTTAAAGCAACATGCGACAGCATGACAATTAACGCCAGTATCAGCGACCAAGGCGCTATTACAGTTAGCCAAACAATACAGGTGGTAAGCAATGTCTAACACACTAAACAGACTCGGCTCAGTACTCGATAAAACCCAACGCACAATAGCAACCATCGTCACAGTTAACACAAACGGCACAACGCTAGTCGAATACAGCGACAGCAGCCAAAGCGTTGTACTAGGTGATAGTGTTCAAACTGGTGCGGTATACGTAGAAAATGGGCGCATAGTAGGCGCTGCACCTCTACTACCTTTTACTGAAATTGAAGTGTAAGTTTGCGAGGTTGTTGTAAAAATAGAAACGTTAATGTAGATTTTCGCGCGTATTTAATAATAAAGGAGTTTAAATATGAAAATAGATAATTCTATCAATCTATCTAATGCAAACGCATTGAATCAGCAAAACAAACCGCAGGTAAAACCAACAACGGATCAGAAAGTTGATTTTGCGGCAGCGTTAGAATCAGAAATGAAGCTAATGAACGGCGGCGGCGGACACCCAATTAAAGATAAAAAACCTCAATAA